CTAAGAGAATCACGAAGAACAATAAGACTACGCAGACGGGCGAGGCTCTTAATACGGTCATAAACTGGAAGAACACCACCAACAACGCATACGACGGAGAGAAGCTCCATTTAATGTATCTCGATGAGGCTGGTAAGTGGGAGAGGCCAACAGACATTCGCGATGCTTGGCGTATTCAACGAACCTGTTTGATTGTTGGTAGAAAGATTGTAGGGAAGGCTTTGGTTGGCAGTACGGTCAACCCCATGGACAAGGGTGGAAAAGAGTACAAGGATCTTTGGAGAGATTCAGATCCAGACGAAAGAAACGCTAACGGTAGAACCCGAAGTGGTTTATACAGACTATTTATTCCAGCATTTAAGTCTCTAGAGGGTTTCTTTGACGTTTATGGTTCTCCTGTTATTGATGACCCAGAGTCTATTGTCGATGGCATAGACGGGGAGCAAATATTTATGGGAGCTAGATCATACCTGAAAAATGAGAGAGACAGCCTAAAGCATGATGCTAATGAACTCAACGAGGTTACTAGGCAGTTCCCTTTTACTGAAGACGAAGCATTTAGAGATAGTGTAGATGGTAGCTTGTTTAATGTTGGTCAGATCTATGAACAGGTTCAGTACAATGATGAGTTGTTTCCAAACCCTATTGTTTCTGGAAACTTTATATGGAAAGATGGCAAGCAAGATTCAGAGGTAATATTCAAGCCAGACTCTAACGGCAGGTTTCGTGTAGTATGGATGCCACCTCCAGAGCTGAGAAACAAAACACAAATAGAAAGAGGTAAGCGCATTGCACCGAATGCAGAGCTAGGGGTAGGCGGGGTTGACTCTTATGACCTTGATGCCACCGTCGATGGGCGGGGGTCTAAGGGAGCGCTACACCTGTACAATAAATTCCATATGGAGCACCCTCCTAATATGTTTGTACTGGAGTATGCATCTCGCCCTCCTCTAGCTAAAATATTCTATGAAGACTGTCTTATGGCGGCTGTCTTTTATGGGTACCCATTATTAATTGAAAACAATAAGTACGGTATAGCAAGACACTTTGAATCAAGAGGCTATGATGGCTATCTAATGAATAGGCCGCGTCACTTGTCTGCTCCTAACGCTAAGGTAAACGTAAAGACAAAGGGTATACCATCAAACTCTCAAGAAGTAATACAGGCTCATGCCCATGCTATAGAAGCTTACATACACGATTATGTAGGCATAAACAGAGACACAGGGGAATACGGTAAGATGTATTTCAACAAAACTCTAGAGGACTGGATTGGATTTAAGATTGACAACAGAACTAAGTTTGACCTTTCTATTAGCTCAGGGTTATGCTTATTAGCTGCTCAAAAAGTAAAGGTCAAAAAGAAAGAGTCTAACTTGCATGAGGCCAAGTTTTTTCGTCGGTATAAGCCCATAGGGTAATTTATTATATTTGCATAAATGCGTCTCTTGTAATGCAGTCATCATACTCAAAAGGATCAAGCAACTTTCCAGACCCCCTCGCTCCTCAACAAGAGAAAAGCTCTTATGCGTACGGCAAGCAGTATGCCAGAGCGATTGAAAGGCAGTGGGGAAATCTTAGTGAAAGCTCGTCTCTTTTAAAAGAGAGAAATAAAACATTTGACCGCAATCGCGAGTACGCAAACGGGACTCAGGACACCACCATTTACAAACAGATCCTGACAAACCTAGATCCAAACAACGCTGATGGCAGCTTGGTGAATATTGACTACACCCCAGTCCCTATCCTTCCGAAGTTTGCCAAGATTGTTGCAAACAAAATTCTTTCTAGAGATCCATATCCAAACCTAGAAGCTATTGACCCTCTTTCTGTTTCTGAAAAACAGAAGAAAAAGAATAGAATTAAGAATCAGGTTAAGATTAAGGAGACCCTTGTCAAGCTTAAAGAAGATACTGGCGGAGCTGTTATTGACGAAGACCCAGATAATATTCCTGATACGCTAGAGGAGGCAGAAAT